TCTATCTTACTTTTTCTTCTTTGCCGGCTTAGATTTACCAGCCTCGGAGAGTGCAATGGCGATTGCCTGTTTACGGGAGGTCACCACCGGGCCTTTCTTGCCGCTATGCAGCGTACCCTCTTTGTACTCGGACATGACCTTACCGACCTTCTTTTCGGCTTTACTCATCTTTTTCATATCAAACCCGTCCTTTAATACGTTCAAATGTGCGTAACCCGCCTAAGCCTAACAATCCCCCCAACAATGTCATCAGGGTGTCGTTATCAATCGGTGGCATGGGAGGCAGATGCGCCCCAAAGGCGTTAAACAGCCAGGGAAGAATTGGGGACAGAATAAACTGGTACCCCAGGCCAAAGACACAAACCCAACCCGCAGCCGGCCTCCAGCCGCCCCTAAAGGCATCGGTCTTAGCCTCTTCCTTATTGATTTCCATCTGGCCTATTGCCAGCTTCAGATCCGCGTCCAGAACCGCTAATTCACCCTTCTGGGCAAGTTCCAGTAAACGGATCTTAGCTTCGTCAGCCTTTGCCTTGTCGGGAAGCACCTTATCCAGCACTTCCGGTAGCAGGCTAAGTAACCCGGTAAGTAAAGGGGTCATTGCCATTCTCCTGTTTCCATTTGTTTAGCAAGCCTCTTAGCCCGTTCAGGGGTTTGGGTAGCCCACTTCGACAGCAGCATCATTTCACTAGCTTTGGAATAGTTCCCGTCCTGTATCTCTTTTAAGGTGTTTTTAAAGGCCAGGAGACCGTCTACGCCGAGTTGGAAGGCCATGTTCAATAGCACCCCCTTACGGGCTTCGTCCAGGCTCTTAAACCAGGGAATACGACGCTCTAGCTCCACGATACGGGTGTCGATATCGTTGTTGAGAAGGTAGGCAGCCTCTTGTGCAGAGATACCGCCTCCCTTTCTCTTGTCGATAAGTCGCCCAATACCGATTGTCAGGAATCCGAGGTGGTCTTCATAAGCATGGAGAACCTCCCCTTCATCCCGTCGCAACTGGTTGACTAGCTTGTCTTTCATCGTAAGGAACGAATAGCTTCTAGATCTTGTTCTGTGATAGGTTCTGTAGGTGCAGACAACAAACCACGGAAAAAGAAGTCCGGACGGGTAGCTGGAGGCTGACCAGAGGCAATGCCCTGCATCAGTCGCTGTGCTGCCCGCGTCCTCTGAGCGGAAAGAAGCTTATCAGCGGCAAAACCTCCAGCCGCTGTAGCGATAGCACCTGCGGGAGTTTGTGTAGAAAGGGCTAACTGGCCTCCAGCCATAATCTGGCTTCTTTCAGGGTTAAACCGAGCCAGCAGGGATAACAAAGGATCGGACTTTCCACCCTTGGCTACTGCTTTAATAGCGTTTCGTTCTTCCTCGGTAAAAAACCGCATCTTTCGCTTATCAGCCGCAAGGTTAATAAGCTGGCGACGGATTAATTCACCTTCAGAAGCTTTTGGATCAAGAGCACGGGCCTCCGCAACATTCAGAGCATCTTCAATAACCTGTGCCCGAGACACGTTTCTCCAATCCTTTCGAGCATCAACTACAGCTTTCGCAGCTTCATTGACCGGGATTTTACTGGAGATAACATCTTTGGGTTGAATCGTCCCGATAAAGTTATCAATCGTTTCTCTGACAATACCGGCCAATCGCCGGGTTGCAGGATCTGTCGCAGTTTGCATAGAGGTGGCCGCTGATCGCATTTGCTCCAGTTTAGTGAAGCTTACTCGCTTGTTTTCCACCATTCCTTCTAACTGATCAAGTAACTGAGATACCGGACGATGTGTATCCAGTTGTGGGTTAAAGTTTTCGTTCTTTAACTCTGCCCTGGCCGTCGCAAGCATCTTATAGATGGACATCGGCTTAATTTCTATGCCGGATTGTTCCATGATTTGATAGTTACTACGGGCACGTTCTTTAATCTGCTGAAGTGTCGGTAAAGGTGCTTCCTTGCCCCGAGTAACTCGCGCTGCTGTCCCACCAGCTAACGTACCAGCCGCAATAGAGGCAATAGTGGCAGCTAGGGGGCTTTCGGTTTGCTCACCTACAAGTTCCCCTACTGCTTGTCCTGTTGCACCGCCAGTTGCAGCCGCTACCGCTTGCTGAGGGATGTTTTGAGTTAATGGCTGTAACGCCTGGATTCCTGACTTAGCGGCCATTGCAGCCTGCGTACCCACAGATCCTACAGCCTCTGTTCCACTAGCCACGGCACGTTCTAACGCATTGGCAGGCTGAGGAAGACCAATCTGTGTCAAAAATTGGTCAAACGCTTGACTAGTGGGTTGAATAACCTGCCCACCTCCTGTAGCCATCGAGCCAAGGTTAACTAAACCTGTGGCAAAATCAGCCATAGCCCGAGGAACAGCAGTTACGGCTTGAGCACCTGACCTAAGAAACAGACCGCCCTGGCGGGCTAATTGGTCTGCGAAACTAGGCTCCGGGGCTGCGGCGGAGGCTACAGTCGTAGTAGGCTCATCCACAAAACGAATTTTAGGAGAAGCCGGTTCTTGCGGTTGCTCATCAAGAAAGCGGATTGCCATATTTACTCCACAATAGCGCGACGGCCATTAATAATGATTTCCGTACCTTTCGGTAAGTTAGCGGCTTCAGCTTCCTGTACAGACCGGAAGTTTCGAACAGGCCCAGGAGCACGTTGACGGGCAGGCCCCGGATCTAAAGGTGCAGGAGTTCCTGTGGCAGCGGAGGTAGACTGACGTTGAGTGCGTTCAATGCCACGTCGAATTTTACGTTCCGCATTCAAAAGAATACGACGCAATGATTCGCTTTCCAATCGTTGTTCACCGCCCATGACTTTCTGAAGGTATTTTAATTCCTCCACCGAGTCGTTTCCGCCAAATTCCTGCAGTCGAGGAATAACAACTTCGCCAATATACGACAAGAATTCTTCCGTCCGGACAACTTTAGGATTGTTACTGGACGTTGCTTTTGCAGCAGCCATTAACGTAGGCCCATAAGTGCCTGAGAAAATCCCTTTATCCAGTTTATCCAAGGCTTCAGAAATATTGTCTAATGCTGAGTATTTACCCTCAATTAAAGCAATATCTTCGCCCACTTTCTTACCGGCAGCTTCTGCCGCCTTTCTGGGATCCGCCTGAACACCGGGTGTGCCCGTTCTAACATCAATAGTTCCGATATTGACGTTACCTGTTCCTTTTGCTCGTCCTGTTTTTTCAGCCTCTAAAATTTCTTTCATTTTAGCCTGAAATTCAGGACTACCGCGAACATAACCAGCTTCCACTAACTGAAGACCAATAGTGCTGAGTTTGTCAGTCTCAGGAATTTCTAATAAACTGATATCATTACCTGCGTCAATAGCTGCTTGAACAGATTTAGGTGTAGATTTAGCAGCTAGTGCAGAGAAGACTTTTTCAGGTAAGCTAGCAGCAGCGCGTTCCCTGAGACGTTGAGCTGTTAAGGCTTGCGTGGCTACAAGATCAGCACGGGCTTTTTCAGCTTCCGAAAGAGCTTTTTCAGCTTCCGTAGCTCTTGCAACCAGAACACTCGCAGCAGACGGATCGCCTGCCTGTAAGGCGCGGGAAGCCGCATCACGTAGTGACTTCGGATCGTTTAAATCCAGGCCTTGAACCAGAGACTGACGTTGGCGGATACGGGCTAACTCAGGATCTTCAGCACCAAGCAAACCACCAAAAGCACCACCAAGCTGACGGCCAGCCATGTATCCACCCATCGCCACCCGACCTTGAGGGGTCAACTGAGCAAATGTTAAGGCTTCTTTCTGGGCTTGAAGCTGCCGGGAAGCCATCAGGTCTTCCGGTGTCACCCCAAACAAGCTTTCAATAGAAGTTGCCATGTTTACATCCCTCGACGATACGGGTTAGAAGAATAACTGCTGTCGCTCCAGCTACCTGCAGTATTGTTTCCAAATGCAGACATCAATCCAGCATTGGCTGGATTAGAATACATATCCATAGGAGCGGAAGGACGGAACATTCCCGCCACGCCGCTTACGAATTGGGGATTAGAAGCAAAACCAGAAATAGCCGATCCCAAAGGACTCATACCGCCTGTGGCTTCAAGCGTACGGGCAGCATTAGTACTCCCTGTCATTAAAGCATTCGCAGCCGTATTGGCACCAGTTTGAACCTTAGCACCGAGGCCGGTACCTAAGTCAAAAGCACCTTGTCCCAGGTTTTCAATTGTGCCTGCTAAGCCGAGCTGTGTCTTAAACGGATCGTAGCCGGTAGATTGCAGGCCTAAACCGGAAGACAGTAAGCCAGTACCGAATCGAACCTGATTCTGACCCTGTTCCATCGCCTGCGCGGCAAGCTGAGCATCCTGCTGTGCCAGAGCGTTGTAATAAGCTTCCATCTCGGGGTTGGCTGCACGAAGGCCTTGACCACCATCAGGACGCATACCCGTAGCCCCCACAGCCAGACCGCCACGCCCTGTGTTAAACAGGTTTTGACGCACGCCGGAAAGAGCACGTTCACGGCCAGGAGCCAGAAGAGATTGTTGAGATTCCAGCCAACGCTGAGCGGCTTGCTCGGGGCTAGTCGCCAGATATCGTTGTCCCAGGTCAAATAAACCAGTACCTGCCTCAACGCCACGCCTAGCCATATCTAAGCCTGTGCCGCCTGCTTCCGCCATCAAACGATTACGAATAGCTTGTAGCTCAGGGGAAAGAGTATAGCCAGCAGAGGTTAACCGACCCTCGGAATCAAACCCGAAGTTGCTGGAGCCAAAGCCGGTAGTAACCCCCACAGGACGGAAGCGTGCTTCACGCGCAGCAATCTCTGCAGCCCTGACCTGAGCATCAGCAGAAGACTGAGCAGCACTCTGAGCTGCATCGGCCTGCATGGAGGAACCCAGAAGGCCAATCCCCCCTGCAATTAAGCCACCAATGATAGGCATCTTAAACCTCGTCTTTCTTAATTAAAACTTTGTCTACTTCTTCTTCGTCAGTTTCGTCTGTAACGTGGATGCAGAACCACGTTGAGTCTTCTAACGCATGAATAGCATGGTTAATGTTTTGTTTAATTGTGATACAAGACGGGGCCGTATATTCGACTTGTCCATCGTCAGTCTGGACGATTACTCGACCAGTAGCTAGAATACTGAGATGATCGTATTCATGCTTGTGCTGAAACGCGCTGTAGCCGGCAGGAATATTCATCTGCTTGGCATACATACCCGATGAGAAGTGATGCCATGTCTCCGGGTCTGCTACAGGCAGAGAAGACATGACATTGTTGATAAAGTCAGAAACTTTCATCAGGTTTTAATAATGAAGCGCACCGCAAGATACGGAGGCAGATTAGCGTTAGTGCCGGACGAACCCGTAGAGGCTGTCGTAAAGGTGTGGGTGTGTGCGCCCGCTGTGGAGGTCGAGGCGGTAGCTTCGCTAGTCCAGCAAGGAGTGGCCGATCCGGACTGAACTGCCAGAGCACCTTTTGTGGTGTAGGTGTGCGAGTGAGCACCGTCAGACGCTGTAGTGCCTGTGTGGGTGTGAGCCACAACGATAGCATCTTTACTACCACCAGTTGCGCCGTTAGCGTACAAGTCACCGCCACCAATCGGCATCCGGTTCGTGAAGTTCGGAAGGTTGAAGGTGGTAGAACCATCCCCAGATCCGTATGTCGTACCAATCACAGCATACAAAGCTGCATAGGTGGTACGAGATACCGCAGCCCCGTTACACAGCAGATATCCGGTCGGAGCCGTGGCCGTAGCCCACATCTTAATCTCGCCCGTAATCGTTGCTGTAGCAACAGTCGTCTGAACGAAAGCCGTGGTAGCTACCTGCGTTGAGTTAGTACCCGCAGCAGCCGTAGGTGCTGTAGGAGTACCCGTAAAACTCGGAGAGGCATTATCCGACTTGGAGGCAACCGCTGTGGCGATATTGTTAAATTCCGTGTCAAACTCGGCACCCTTGATAAGCTTCAAGGGGTTGCCTGTTGCCAGGGAATCCTTCGATGTAAAGTTAGTACTTTTTACGTAATCGGTCACAGTTAGACCACCTTTCCGTTTTTAGCGTGAATTTCAATCTTTTGGATGGACAAGGCTGAGCCATTAATATCAGCCTCATAACCAGTCTGGATTACTTTCCCAGAACCCGTAGGATATGCTACTAAGGTTTCTAGGTTAGTACCTCCTGTGTACTCACCTATATTATACTCCGAAATACCAAAATATGCAACCCCTTTAGCAGGAATTTTTGCAGTTTGTGCTTGGTAGTTGCTGCTAAAGTCGTAGCCCCACTTGATGGTAATAAACTGGTCAGTACCTCCAATAACCACCACCGACAATTTCTTCAGCACAGTCGTAACAGAAGGTTGACCTAAGTCCGTATGGTTTGTGAAGTACTGGAACCGATACGAAACACCATTGTCTTGATAGCCGGAGTATGTCCCTAAATACCCTTCCTTACCGATTAAAAGATCCTCGTTTCGGAGGTAACAGAAGCTTTTAGGTTGGATATTATCCCACATCGTCACTCTAGCTGCCCCGTCAGGAAGGCTGGCTTTCATGTCAAAGCAGTAGACAGTCTTCAGGGTGGGGAGGGTTAAGAGGTAGAAAGACTCATACGGGCTGTACACCGACTTAATATTCTTAGTCACTTCCCCGTTCACAGCCGACATAAGGTCGTTACGGACATTCTTACTTAAGTCGCGGAACGGAGCCGACTTCTCTTGAATAGTACGGAGAACAGAGCGAACCCCGGTATCAGACAAGAAGATAATATCAGAGCCAGTATTCTGGATGGTGTCTCGGGCAATGCAGCCGATACCGATAACTGTATCCGATAAAGTCATCGTCGAGGGGTTAGTAGCACCGCTATAGACGATAATGCTGTTCTTACCAAAGATGAACAGGAAGCCGTTATGTGCTCCCAGGCCTGTGATCGTGTCTCCGCCTTTAGGCCAAACCGATGTAATGTCCAGGGTACCTGCACTACCGGTAGACCAGACATGACCGCTGAGAAGATCCGAGAAAGAGATTACT